AATTTCTCCTTCAGAGGTTTTGAAATGAGTTTGGGCACTGAATCCAGTTCAATCGCATTCTTTTCACAGTAGTAGATGATTGCATCAATATAACTCATTTTGTCCTTAGAGACAATACCTTCGATCTCCTGCGCGAACCTTGCGGAACACAAGAACTTCTTTTCTAGAGCCTTGTTGATGTCATCCATTAACCACCATTCTGTTTTCGACAAAGTTTTTAACATAATTCACCAAGAGTTTAATAAAGTCACTTTTGTTGCGTTTATCATAAATGTGAACCTCACCACCAGGAGTTACCATAATTGTAATGAGTTTCTTGACAGGAATGCCAGTCAATTCGTAATACATGCACGCATATGCAGTCTCTTGGACAAAGTATTGTTCAATCCATTTTTCAGGTTTGATCTTGTCAGATGTCTTGAAGTCAATGACTGCAAGTTCTCCTTCATACTCTGCGATACAATCCACTCGGCCTGCAAGTCCCAGATACTCAGAGTATAGAGTTCTTTCGATTGCGTGGATCGTACCTATCTTATCAAGATAAGGTTTTGCGTGGTGGAACATGAATCGAGTTGCGGGAAGATAGTCATCCCATTTCAACTCTCTGTTTTCTAGATACGCCTGTGCGGCTTCGTGAAAATCCGTGCCTCTTGTTGTGGCTCTCTTCGTAATACGATTGGCTTCCTCATCACCTACCCGTTGTCTCCACTTAATGAAAACGTCTCTGTTGTAGAAACTGGTGACTGAAGTAATAGAAGGCACCCAATCACCATTGGGTAACTTATATAGGCGCATTCCATTAGTCTCTTTTTTATCTAACTCAAGATCACCGAGGTGATTTTCAACAATGAACATTACATACCTAGAGCAAGTTTCCTAATGAGATACTCCCGTACAAGACCAGAACGAACGATGTCATTGACATTGAACTCGACCATCTGGAAGAGTTCAGGCATCTGTTCCAGGATCTTCATGAAGTCCAGGATGCCATTCTTTTCATGAGTCTTCTGCAAGTCTGTCTGAGTTGCGTCACCACAGAAGATGATCTTACAATCCTCACCACAACGTGTGATGATGGAGTCGAGTTCATGGAAGTTGAGGTTCTGACACTCATCAACCAGAACGATAGCTTTGTCAATCGTAGTACCACGAATGAAAGAAGTTGACCAGAACTTTATGGTCTCCTGCATTTTCAGGTTACCATACAGCATTTCAAAGTCAGCATCAGTAGCCATCTCAAACATATATTTTACCATATGTTTGTATGGAATTTGATACAAAGATGACTTGTCTTCATGGTCACCAGGAAGGAAACCAATCTCCCGTGTCGAAACAAGAGAACGAACCACATACACTTTGTCGTAAGGAGTGTACTGATCAAGCACGTCTCTCAATGCAAGGTACAATGCAACGAACGTCTTACCTGTTCCAGCTGCACCGTATGCAAAAATATTCTTACCCTCTTTGTATGAATCAAAGAGAACTTTCTGATTGTCCGTGATCGGTTCAATTTTTGTCAACAGATCAGTGTTGATCGGTTTCTTTCTCTTCATTTGTTTCGCGGTCATTCCGACGCCGATGGGTGAGTTTCCTTTTCTTGCCATTAGTGATTGATTTTGGTAACGCGGGCTCCTGGTGCTTTGGATGCTTTATGAAGTACATCATTCCATCCTGGGTTTCTAGCGATGAGTTTGTCTCGCCATTCACCTATCTCTGCACATCCAGGTGCGGTTGAGGGATCAGACCAGTCTCTCTGCCAGTCTGGATTATCTTTACACCAATCATCCCATTCATGAACACTCAGTGAGATCGATTTTTGTTCACCAGTCTCTTTATTAATTACAGGGTATGTTGCCATGTCTTGGATCTTACGTAGTTTTATTTAGACCCACTCAAGGGCTTCGGAGACAGTAGGGAACTGTTCGATGAATACTTTCTTAGCATTCTCCGCAACTTGCATGTGTTCCTTCTGAGTTCCGTGTGCAGAACGCAGGGTGATGTAATGAATCCAAGAACGGCAAGAACCCGTCATGTAGATTCTGGTGGGCGTGCAGAGAGGCAAAACATTACGAGCACACTCCTTTGCGACACCTCGTTTCAACATCTGTTGGTACAGAGCCATAGAGGAGTCAAACAGAGTCTGCATCTGTTTCTCTAGAATCTGAACCTCAAAGGGATCCAGATCATCAATACTGTTCTGACGATTCTTCTCATCCTGACGACGCAGTTCAGGCAGAGGGATCTGATTACCAAGTAGAGAAGAGTCTGCATACCGTTGCGAAAACTCTTGATATGTAAATGAGCGGTGGCGCAAAATTTGAGCCGCGATAGCTCTGGTGGTCTCGATCTCCAGAGTCATCGTGGACTGTTCAAACACAGACCAGTGATTATGTTTGATGCAATACTTCAACAGTCCTGCATACTTTTCATTGTCCTGATTGGCAGGATTACTCACACGAGCAATGTACGCCATCGTTTGTTCAGCGTCAGGAGTGACACTTACAAGTTTCACATTAGTCGGGGTAGCCATCATCATCCTCAAAAATTTCGTCGTAGTCAGTAATGTGTGGTGCGATCTCTTCGTATTTGTATGAAGTCACATCAGAGTAAACCTCAGACTTCAAACATTCTACCAGAGATTCCAGATTACGGACGATCAGTTTCAGTTTCTCCTTGTCCATCGTTGTCTCCATAATTATTCAAAAGTTCAGAAATAATTTTTTCACTACCATTGATACTCTGAATCTCATAGAAGTTTGTTTTCATATACTTCTTGAGTCTCTTGTATTCTTTGGTGAGTTTATTCACCTCCTCCATGTTGAGGCGAATACCCTTCTTCTTTTCATTACCATCAAAACCAAAACCAATACTCATCGTTCCCTCTTCTTCTTAGCTTCAGGTTTAGGTAAGTTCCACAGTTTAGGATTGATAGTTCCAGGACCAAAGTCAATGGAGATCACAGTGTTTGGTCCAAACTTATCATAGTACATATCAAACAACCTAGAACGTTTTGCTGTTCGCACCAAGTCTCTTCGGATGTCTCCGTCAGGACTACGGTAGGTAATCAGATATGCATCAGTTGGATTTGACG